ATGGTTTCGGATGACATTCTGAAATCCTGGGGCTACTCTCGTCCAGAGCGTTAATAAAAAGCGACGAATATAAAAGCTCCGAGTCCTCGGGGCTTTTTTGTGTGGGTATAACGCTGCGAAGTGAATGAGACAAAAAAGCACGTTTCATGAGACAAAAAAGAGTAACCGCAGAAATAAACGGTTACTCATGAGTGAAATAATATAAAAATTAACTGATTGGGAACCAAGTTCCGTTTCCGCATGATTCGAACTTTGCGCCATAGCCAATCAAAATTGTTTTAGTGATTGCGCCACTTGTTACATCAACAGATGCGACAGCACCAGCAGATACATACACGGTAACAACAGTGCCTAGAGGCATAACTTTGTTCAACTCAAATGTTGTAACTCCACCGGTCGAACCAGAACTTGTATAGCTTGAGACCGCAATAAATGGGCAATTAACATTTCCGCGTTCTATTTCATAATTAGTCTGATTATATGTGGAAATCGTCATTGTATCCATCTGTACAGATGTATCAACCAGTTGGTCTGATTTAGATGTTATACTTTTAATCGAAGCCAAACCATCCATGTACCATCCAGTAGTTGACCGATATAACCTGAAAAAATATTCAACAGTCGAAACTAAATATTTAAAGAAAAATCCACGACCCGATATGTGCCACCAGGCACCATCATCACTAACCCCGCCAGTACCCCCCACCCCACCAATGGCGCTTGTTATACCATCAGGATTAGCTATTTGTTCACCTACAAGGACCTTCCCTGAATAATTCACTGTTGAGGCCCCAGAAAGAGGAAAAGCCGTAAAATCAATAATATTGCCATCAGCATCAAAATGCGCGATTGCTGCGTGACGGTTTGGAATAATGTATGTGTTTGCCGATAAATTCACAGAAAATGTCACACTGTTAGCCACGCTAGTCCAGACGGGATAAATCAGTAGGACGGATGATTTTAGGACACTAGAAATGGTTAACGTGTCGAATGGGGGACAAATGATATTTAGCAGCACATTGTGCTCCCAACCGCCAAAAGACAGCACCTTTGACGGCGCAGGCACAACGGAAAACGTTTTCCACGTGCCGCCAATCCCGTCAGGGGTTGGAAGATGGCCAACCTCATTTGAGGCTTTGGAGTATGAAAGATCTTGCATTGCGCTAAACCACCCTGTGACCGCGCGCCAACCAGTTTTAATTGCTGTTTTAATCATATTAAATCCTCATTGAATTACGTTTGTGTCCAATCGAACAAGTACGGAAACATTTCGTTTTGCCAATGCCAATCGGAGCAGAGAAAATCAGGATCCGCTACGGATCCCGCATTCAGCAGATCGCAAAACGCTTGTGTTTTCATAGATTCGTTAGTCTTATTAGCACAACTAGTTGTCGTATATGAGCCAGCCGAGGCCCATGATGGACTAGTATTTTTATAAACCCTATTAAACGCCACAAGTGCGTCACACCCACCAGTCACATAATCAAATGTAGAGGATGACACGGAGCCGTAGGCATTGTAAATATTACATGTATTGCGTTCTGTTTTACCATTCAATATCCCACCATGACCATACGCTACACTACCTTTCAGTGTACAATTTATTGTGTATATATTTTTAATTTTTGCCTCTCCAGCATAGGTTGGATTCTCAAACAATCCAGAAGCACCGTACCAGTCATTTTGGTTTGTTGATTTCATCAAACACGATTCACTACAAACATTGAATGCACTGCCACTATTTCGAATCGGGCAGGCAACAGGATTAGCACTATTCGACATAAACACGCAGTTTTTGAATCGTAAATTTTTTATAATTGCACCAAAACCAGCATTGGTGCAGAAACAGCCAATAACATAATATCCATAAATAGTATGCCCCCTGCCATCAAAATATGATACGCCGCTAGCTGATCCAACGTTTTTCGGAGCGGCACTTTCCCAATTTGCATAGTTGGCATAATCGTTATTAGCCACGATGTCTCGTTGTAATGACACCTTTCTATCAACAAGAGTTGGGAGCGATTTTACCCACATAAGTTGAGAATAATTATAAACCTGAAATATTCCATCCCTGAGCGTGGGAGGAATGGATCTAGAATCCCGAGTAATCATCATCATCCTTCTACGAAACACACTCATACAGCCTCCACCAAACAGATCACTCCCACCCCATCCTGTATAGATACCTCATAGGTGTTTCCCGCAGCTAAATCCGGTGCCCCGCCAATCCACGAAGTGATAGCAGACAAAACAAAATTAGCCAAGGTGGCCCCCGTGGCAATCGTGAATTTAATCCTGAATTCATCCGCAGGCGTGGCAGTTTCGGGAATAACCAAGATCATGGCCGTGAGCGCTAAACCAACATAAAACACGCCTGCGGCAGGGGTTAATGTCGCCGTGGTAGCATCCCAAGCCGCTAGATCATCAGTGTTATCCGTAAATTCCGCAGACGTGGGCAAACCCATGAAATCAGTCGCAGGGATTTTAACACTTTTAACTCCGGATCGATGGCCACGGACATAGGTAGGGGTAGTGGCCGCAAAAGCCTTTTCTGCCGCGAGACTCGATGTATCCAATATGCTTGCTTTCTTACCCATAGTTTATTCCTCCTCTTCGGATTCTTCTAACTGTAAAACTCCAGACTCATCAATTTCCGCCGTTCCATCCTCATGGACTTCAAAATCATAGACCCAGCGGATAACCGTAAATGGGATTTTTTCGCGCTCAAACACGGCCACTAACGCTGCTGCTTCCGTCGAATTCGCAGCATTACAGACCCACACTTCCATTGTGTACTGTTCGTCTTCATCATATACCGGCTCATCCGCATACGATAGATCCGCTCGGAACATTTTTGGTGGATCAGGTATTTCTACCACAAAGCCCATCGCCAGCGCAAGTGCGATGTAATGGGTAGCGGATATCCCGGGCTGGGCCGCATAGGCCACGCGCACCGCCATCCATCGTTCTTCTTCTGTTCCGTCACCAGCTAGATCGTAAACAGCTTCCCACCGCTCAAGCGTCGTTGAGGCGGTGCTGGGAGACGATTCTAAGTGCGCACTATCCAAATCTTCCAGCAGACCATCAAAAACAACAGCCACGGCGTTTTGTTCGGCATCCATCGTCTTTGGATAGAGTTGGGTTAATGCCTTGCTATGTGGGCTAGTCTCGATAATCATTGGACGATCACCTCATCAAGCACATACTTTTCTTTTGACCCCGGAGTAACCACATTCGTGACAGTTGTCCAGGATGTTCCATTATCGGTGGACATTTCAACAACCGCATTCGTAGCACCATATTTTACTGCATACACCAAAATTTGCGCGGGAATCCACATTTCACCGACTCCCATCCCTGCAAAATATTGAGCTACCTCAATCCCGAATAAAGACTCAGACGACAACGTCCCAGTAATGGTAATCCTCAAATCCAATGCAATTTCAGAGGATGTTTCCACCCAAAGTTCACGTGGAGATACAGGCCCTTTGGCGTACAAATAGGACCTGCATGACTCCAAAAACCGCATCGACAGCGTGGATGGTTCAACAACCATTAAAACAGTGCCTGCCCCGTACGCATCCATCTGGCCATCCACAGTCGTGGCTTTTTCAGTGGTAGATTCATCGGTATAAAGTTCGATTCCACAGCATGTATAGTGGTTATATTCCTCTTCCAGTGATTCACTGAGCTCTTCCACTGCGGCAATTGTCAATTTCCAGTACCGGGCTTCCACAGCAGTAAACGTCTTCATCGCCCACCAGAACGTGGATATAAGCGTACCGCGCTGTGTCCAAGCAGATCCATTATCACTGGAGTGCACATAGAAAGTGCAAATTCGACTTCCACGAGTGCCGATGCCCATGCCAAAAACGGATTTAGAAGATCCAAGATCAATAATGCAACTTTTGCCCTCGTCACCGGTAGCCGCGCTGAATGCCTGGGTATCGGTATGAGATGCTACAGCCGCCGCACTTGCAAATTCGGACAGTGTTGAAGACGAGAACATTGCAGCCGTCAAAGCGAGTGAGGAACCTGTGCTCGATGCTTCGAGCGCCCACGTCTCGTAATCGCCGATTTTGCCCCCCGCCGGTGGGTTACGGAGACGTGCGAGGATATTGGTCAATATCTCTGCGGTCGTCAAATCAGTGATAGCTAGACCCAAATCACCAGCGGTATGTTCCAGACTGGATTTAGCCTGGGAGGTTGGGAATATCTGGTCTACCGTCCAATCCTTTTGCTTATCCAGGCCCCACGCGATTGATGCCGTGGATTGGAAGCGAATATAGGTATCCGAGCCCACCGAACAATTAATATCCGGGTTGATGCCTTTAGCTTCGGTAATCAACCGCTGTAAATAAAAATCAACTGAATTAGACACTATGTACCTCCACCCAACGCGAGAAAGTCACCGGCTGTAACGTTGCTGTCATACACTCAGCGACAACATATAAGCGATTATCAGCACCCCATGTAGCTGCAACAGTGGCACTATTAAGATGTTCTAGATCGATCATCCACTGAAGTGCCTCCAGACCCCATTTTTCAGCCTGGCGACGGGTCTTTTCGGTGACTCCCTGGAGCTGGTGAAACCGATGTCCAAAATTGGGATGCTTCCACAATGACCCACGGCGAATGGTCAGTGAGTTTTTGATCTCTTCCACGATTTGTTCTTTGTTGAGGGTAGTGGTACTCATAATAGATACTCCACGAAAGTCACAGGGGCAGGGGGTGACCCTGGCATCATTTCGGTGATGGTAATTGGGACAGTTTTCAAAGCCGTTTCAATGGCGCCAAAAAAGCGCTTATATGGCTTTTCAAACAGCGTTGAAGTAATCATACCCCGGATGGTCAACTCAACCACAGAGACATACGCGGTAAATGTAGGGACAACAGAAACGACAGAAGACCCACCATGTGCGGGAATTCCAATCACAGGAACGGATTGCCAGTATTCACAGATTTTGAGCGCCATTTTAATAACAGTTAAATCAGTGTTATCCGTGGTAAATGCTTCAATAAGTAGGGACTTATCGCCGCCAGTGCATAACGCACCTTTGATAGTCCCACCATGAGCATACGAATCGTAGGCGTCTGCGAGTTTATCCGCCGGAGAAACGGACCCGTCCGCAGCGCCTACGATCTGGGAGAACTGTGCGTCAAGAAAATCAAGATCGAGCATTATCACCTCCTGATCCCAGGATGAATTGCCATAAATACCACCAAAACACAAAATCAGGATGCATCATACTGCCCCCAAATCCTGCCCATCGGCAGTGGGTGGACTTGTCGCAGTTCCCATATTCCCCATATGTTTGTGGCTATTATGCTTGTTTCGCAACACAGACAATTTTCCAATTAGATCAGACACTTCTCCAGTACTGGAGATATTGCCCGAGACTCTCAAATCGCCATCCAAATCCATTCCACCGGCAGCTTTGGCGGCAATGGTACCATCCTTTTTCATGATTATATAGTGGGTTGCTGTCCTATATAATGCCGACTCGTCCTCATCCATGGGAGGGCGATCGTTTCCCTCTGAAGCGATGCAGATTGTCATGTTCTGGTGCTGAACAAACAGCGCTTTACATCCCTCTTTAGGGACGCTGATAAAGCCAAAATGTTGCATCATGCCACGATTTTCAATAATGCGTCCATTTGCCAAGGCGCTAATCAAACGGAACTTTCCCGCAATGTCGGTACATTTTGTGATTATGGAGGTAAAAAACATCATATCCGTACCCCCGGGTTCAATCGAAGAATCGTTTTACGACCATCTTCACGACCAAGGGAAAAGCGTCGAGACGTGATAATGAATACACCTTTGGCTTCATTTGGGAAGTCGTTAACCGCACAAAATTTATTTACTGCCCAGTTTTTTCCGTTCTGGGAATGTCCTGGCATTGTATAATCCAGTGTTTGTCCAGAGGCTTTTTCGTTAGCCACATGCATCGCTGCGACTTTTGACGCGATCCGCTCAGCCTCATTCCATGTAATTACCAGAGGACAATAGAACGGGCTTGCTGAATTTTTGAGTTTGCACAGAGTGTAGCCGACGCCACCTTCAGTATCTTGTGATTCACCGCGCACAATGATATCACTGTGTATTTCGTCGATGGAATCGTCATACGAACCTTCGAGATAGTCGCATCCCGAATCCCTACCATCGATTTTAAATTCAGCTTTACCCGTCGCGGCTGGGTAATCAAATGTGAGTTTACCATCAGAAGTGCACCAGAAAATGAATCCCTGCGAATTTGCGGCTTTCTTCAGCACATCGAAAGCGGTATCCCCAGGCGAAACTTCCAAAAAATCACGCTTGATACGTACAGTTTTGGATCCACTATTGTACACAAAATCTTTTTTACCCACAAACGGCATCTTACGCAACAGGCGCTCGGCAATGGCGGGAAGTGTGGTAGGCCATGAGGGTGAGAACTCGGTTACAGACGATTTCGACAAAATCGAAGTAACGGACTTCCCGGCAATGCTGACACTGCGGGTGGTTCGAGTCGTTTTGTGTTTTATGGATCCGACAATACAAGTGCTTTCCACCCGGTCATTGACAAACAGCTGAATCCGATCGCCTTTTTTGATGCCCGTAGAAGATTTCATCACAAGGTTGAATGGGCCTTCAGGCTCGTACAAATCCGAGACGACATCGTAGGACATCCATTTATTGATGCGTTCATTGCCGGCACGGAGCTCCAAAATGTCGGATAGTTCAACGGGCATAGATCAGTACCTCCCCATTCATGAAGGTGGGGTTTTTGATCTCATTCAGCGCGGCCACGCGATCCGCTGCACGGTACGATAGCCCATTATCCACAAGCAATTTGTGGATTGGCGTTGGCTGTGTCAGCACAATAGTTCTCGTGGTCATGTACTGGAGTTTCACGCGGCGGACAGTCTCGGCAAGGTCGCGCGCCTGACGCTTCAGGGAATCGGTAGACCCCCCATCGGCGAGTACGTCTTGAATTGCCTGGCGGACCATCGCGAGAACATCCTCGACCTCGGCGGGGGTCAATAAATAGACGGCGGCAGGTTCAGAGATCACATTGCCGTCGTAGTCCTCGGTTTCAATGGATTCATTAGCAACAGATTCCGAATAAGCGCTTTCATCCTCGGAGATTAAGCGGGCCGCCTCGCGGGCAATCATGGAAGCACCAATTACATCATATCCGTGACGTACCGAATCCGGAGCATCTCGCAAACTCGCTTTAAGGTCATTTATATCGGAAATTAAAGTGGCTATAATGCTCTTTGAATTGCTCTTCAATGAGGTTTGAGACTGCACTTTACGAGCCATCACGACGTAAGCCTCGACACATTCGAGGATGGATTTAGTAAGCCTTCCGGAGAGCGTTGTTGTAAAATCAATAGTCGAACTGATCGCATCCGCAGGAGCCTGCACCTGCGAAATCACTCCCGTAATAGTTCCTACGGCTTTTTGTGCCGCTGTGGCAAATGCGCGGGCAGCATCGCCCATGGAACTCCATTTATCCAGCAAGGACCAGTCCTCACCCTCAACGTCAGGCACTCCAGCCTGTGCCATGTCCTCGGCCATATCTTCTGCCACGGCTTCGCTGACCTCAACCACTGCCGCTTCTGCCGCCGCCTCGACGTTCAGGAATGCCTGATTGGCCGCACGGATACCTTGCTCCGTGAAATCAAATGAAATGTTACAGGTGCGCGGTTGGCGTGGAGGATGCTCAAAAGCAGTATTACCGATATAGCCTGTGAGGCTCCCGTAATCCGGATGATAGACATCCACAGGCTCATTGAGCCGCGCAAAAAACCAATCATGAATCGCGAGGTATTCACGATCATACTGATCCCCATTTACGAATACAGTAAATTTATGGACAGACGGATCCACACCCATATCTTCAATGTCGGCACCGGAGGTATAGGGATATTTTTTGACATCGAGGACGTGGTTTGCATCGTCTGCAAAAGTTACGAGAGGTATTTCCCACGGTCCGATGGGGAGTATTTTGGCCATACATTACCCTCCCGTATACGTTCCGGCACGAAGCCACGGTTTTGTGGTGACTTCAGGAGCGTTAAAATCAATAGGTCCATCACTGGGGGCAGATTCAACGACCGCCTTGCCCGTTTTTTGATCCAGATAGATATTGATATTTTGAGACATCAAAGCTTTTTGCGTGGGAGTCAGTCCTTTATCTTCTCGTTGTGCCTGGTACATTTGAGAATAAAGATCAGTACGCTCCTTTTGAAGCTTATCTAAGGTTTCTTGATTTGGCCCAAAAAATGAACGCCACTCATTATCTATAGCCAAATCTTTCATATCAATTTGCCGACTTATAGATGCCGTTTTAGGCCCATACATTTTTTCCATCGAAGCATTATTTACCTCTCTGTTTTTATACAGAGTTTCCAATACTTCATTTCGCGCATGATTATTTTCTTCGATAAGTGATAATGCGTCAAAAATTTGCGCAGCTGCCCAAGCCACCGCAGATGTCAATATTCCAAAGCCCAAATTAGTTGATAGAAATGTGTTCATTTTACCACGAGCTAAGACAAATTTTCCGCTGGTTTTTGTAGCCTCGTCGCCCAATTCTTTCATGGCAAATGTGATGGGTCTGCCGTCAGCACCATATAACACAGGCCGATCTAGAGTAGAGGCGGAAAGAGTTCCGTTTTGCCAATTGACTACAAACACCCGCTGTGCACCTAACTCTAAGCCGCTACCAGGTAGTATAGCCTTTCCAGTAAGATCCTTTTTACCCGCATTCTTTAATTCAATAGCAAATTGTTTTACGTCATTTCCAAGTCGACCAAGTTTTACCATAGCAAGGGCCGCCGCAGCTGTGGCCATCATGTAAAATGCAGCGGTAACAATCCCCTGATGTTCTGCCAAATAAGATAAGGCCGAGTTCAATTTATCCACCGGCCCAGCAAGATTCGAGTCAGAAAACCGCAACGCAGAGGCTTTCATTTTCGCTAAATTTGAATTAAACGAATTAACAGCGTCCGCAAACCGAGCATCAATAGCGGACGTATCCCCTTGGATTGCGGAATCTCTGATAGTCTCGTAATCTTTCCATCCATTTTGATACTCGGCAATCAACGGCTTTAGCGCTTGCATGGACTGAAGACCAAAAATAGGCGATAGTTTGGTTATATCGCCACCTGTTTTATCCATCAATTCTTTGAGAATCACTTCAAAATCACGAATTTGGTTTTTCCCATCTTTCTTATCAAATATTTTGATTCCCTTTTTACCCAACTCTTTTGATTTGTCAATGAGTTCGGCCATCAATGCATTAACAGAGGTTGTCACCTCTGCTTCGCTTTTAATTGACTTATTCAAAATCTGAAGTACTGCACCAAATCCACGAAACTGCGCTTCGGTTTTAATGCCAAATGTGCTTGCGGACGAGAAAAGAGCTTTACCTTCCACCGCTAATTTTTGCAGGGTATATGATCCAGCGTCACCTTGTACGATTAATGTGTTAAAAGCACTATTGATTTGATCTTCGGACCATTTCCATTGTGCACGCATCGTCGATGCTACAACAGCAAGATCATCAATAGATGCACCACTCGCTTTTGATACTTTAATTAACGGGCTTGCCATGCCTTCAGCAAATGTCGTATCGCCGGTAATTTCCGCGATTCTATTAATTCCCGCTAAAATATCAACTTGTGCAGTGCCTGTTTCAACAGCTAAGTTATGGATTGAATTTCGTAATAAATTAATTCCCTCTGGGGTCTTTTTAGCAACGAAACCATAATACATCAGGGCTTCGGAGAGGTCGCCATATTGCTTTACAGCATACCCAATCCCTCCCCCCAACAATAAGCCAGTCATTGGAGTCAATGCCCTATCGGCAGCATTGTCCAGTTTGGCATTGAGTTTAGAAAACACACCTGTAGTACGGGAGCCGAACGCGGCGACAGCGGCGGAAGACTGATTCAATGATGTTTTTAGACCGGCGGCATCGCCACCGATTCTTAAAGTCACCTGATCATTCGCCACCTATAACCTCCCAGCCGTCGTTGGCATCATCATCCTTAAAATTGTAGCCCAACGCCGCGAAGGCGAGGAGCCATTGAGCTTCGGTTATGTCTCTTGCGGGGACACCGAAATAAGCAGAAGCCTCCACGCTATGCTTAAGTTTGTGACTTTCCCAGGAATCAGGTCCGGCGTTTTTTTTAGCGCCTCAAAAAGATCTCGAATCTGTTCATCGCTGTAATCTTCGGTATCTGGGTTCTCTTCTTCCGAGAAGGTGTTGTAAGCTTTACTTAATGCACCGAGCTCATCGTCCGTCACAAAAGCCCGTAAATGATCCGCAGACCGGAATAAAGGCTCGTCTGTGGATGGATCAAGTATTGCCTTGGCAAGTGCAAAAGCCGCCTCTTGAGCACGGAAATCGTTTAGATTGTGAAATTCAACCTTGATCTTTGCCGCGGCAAATTCCTGTTCATTCAAAATCCTAGCTTTACGTCCTTCGCTTACGGGCAATAACCGAAGTCGAATTCTTACATCTTCACGACCCGGCCAGTCAATGTCTTTTCGTGCAGAGGTAGGCCCCGAACGGATAACATTCAGGAGTTCAGCGTCATTACCGGTTTTACGGATTTCGTCTAGCTTGCCCATGATTAGGATTCCTTACGAGTCTTTGCAAACCATTCCAACTGATATTCCTTCGCGGCCTTGCCATCGGAATCATTGAAGGTTTGTTTCAGCACGCGGCAAATGCCATAAATGACCTTATTACCACCCTTGTACTGGATAATAACCGTTGCGTTTTTAACGCCCAGCCAAGTGCGATCCGCGCCGCTTCCAGGCAAATAGGTGAGCGAGAACCCATAACTTGGAGTGCCATCGGCATCGTCTTCACCGTTATAGAGCTGAACACGAGTGGCGACTTCGAGGTCGTTTTCTTTGAACTTCGAGAAATCGGAGGCGATATCTTCGCCGTCGATAATGACTGTAGCTTTTGAAATTCTGGACATGGTATTACTCCTTAGACGTAGCAGTCAATGGTTGTCATGATCTGGATTAGACCCGGCACTACAGGCGCAGGGGAGCGACCAATGGTGCGACCAGGCTTAACAGTGGATTCAACGCACTGGAATCCATCCGCATAGTCATCCACATTGCGACAAATGTCGTCAACTTCCAGTTCCTTTGCGACCAAATAGTGTTCGTCGGCAATTGATAGAGCCATAGAACTGTCACCGTGCACCCACAGCACCGATTCCGAAAATTTTTCAATGTCACGCAGATGAATACAATCGCGGTAGTAATCAAATGAGGCTACCGTACCTGTATCCACCAATTTTTCAAAGCGCACACCATTGTTGGAAGTGCGGGTGGTTACAGCCCGGACAATCACGAGCTGGGTACCTTGTGCCGCCAATGGAATAATACCAGCTTCAAGCAGCACATCCATGTCCCCGCCAGCCTCGTCACTCCACAAATCCTGTACGTCAGGAACAGGCATGCCGGGGATAGCCTTGAAATTCATCGGGATATTGGGTTTGCTGACGCTTGCGAAGATTGCACCCATTGACGCCGCAATTTCCCACGGAGTCCCCAAATAACCAGCCTTGACCGTGCCAATGTGCATACGTTCTGCATTGAGTCCCAATCCCAACGCTGTGACAGTTGCCTTGTCACCCTTAAAGCCAGCAATACCGCGTTGTCCACGCTGAGTAATCGCATCGCCAGCATTGTTCATGTGGGTTTTGAGCACTGCCATGTTGGTAGCATCGTTTTGGTCGATGCAAATCAGGTGATAGCGAGCACCAAAACATGCCGCTAGTGTAGTTGTGATATCGACCGTGCCAGTTCCCGCATCATCGACGGCCAGAGTCGCGGTCATGTCGGTATCCGTGGTAGACGCCTTGAGGGTCATGCCATCGGAAACGTATTTACCAGTATTTTTGAGGGTAAACGTCAGGACGCCTTCCGCAACGGTAGCGGTGCCAGGCAGTTGAGTCTTGGCGTTGATGGCAGCAGCCATGGATGTGGCTTTTGCGGCTGGGGTAGCACCTACAGCCACACCAATAGAAACCAAGTCCTTGCCAATCTGAAAATCAATTTGCCCGCTCTTGGTGGCGGTAGTCGCAAACGTAAGCGTCCAGGTGCCCGCAGTGCCATCAACAGGTTCGGCATGGCGCACAGCAGTAATCTTGGCATACTTCCATGCGGCTTTGGCAACCAGGTACATGCGATGCACAATTGATCCTGCGCCAAATCCTGCGATGACCTCAGCTTCTGCGGTGACATCCGTCGGGGTGTTTACAGCGATGGCACCGGACGAAAGGCCAGCACCCACAAGGAGTACTTTTTGCACGTTACTCGGGAGCCCATTGGGCCCAGCGTAATAGTTGAAATCGTTGAACGATCCGGGAACCATTGTTTCTGGAATCATACTTCCTCGCTTGAGTTAAAAACCGTGTCCGATTCGAGTGCGGTGTCACCGGTGTCCGGGAAAACAATCGAATGGAAAATGCTATCCAATGTGTGGAAGGAAACCGCTTCCTTCGTAAATTCTACTGCCGTCTCAAACTGCACCTCAACAACCATCAGCTTTCCTTCGAGGTTGGCCGGGGTGGTTACTTCATCCCATCGCGTGGGTTGAATAGGTTTGATATCCAAATCGAGATCTTCATCAAGAAGCGCCACCTGGAGATATCGCACCAGTAGGGCTATTGTCTTTCGTCTCTCTTCTTCGCTCGCCACATTCTTGACGGCGATTGTTCCGATGATTTTCATCGTCTCTTCAATACACGTACTAGTGATTTTTGAATCTTTACCTTCAATCACCGCCCACGATAACCCCGGACGACTCAATGCAACTATTTCCTTTTGGACATCAATCGCCTTGAACTTTTTTTCGTCGGGAATATTGGGATCTTCAATAAACTTCGCCTTTAAGGCCGCTTCAATATCGGATGCAATCACTGTATTCATGGCATAAACTCCATGGGAAACATTGGAGGGCCGGGGGATAAAACCGCTGTCGGGAATCCTTCGGCGGTATCATCCTGCTCTTCAATGCCAATAGGGATAGTTCCATCGGCGATTTTTTCAAGCATCTTGATTGCTTTGTTATATCGTAGGATCATTCCCTCGGTACAGTTCATTTCGGTCAATCGTTCGTAGAGATGATAGACCGCAAGATCTGTAGCGAGAGATTTGATAATTGGAGGAACAGATGGCAGAGGCAGCGTGAAACGGGCGCGTAGATAACCATCTACAGTCGTGCACGCTTTCTCAATACGATTATTGACGATTGAAAGGTTAATGGAGCCCGAAGAATTCGGGCTATCATCATCCGTCAATTCAATAATGCGTATTTCGGGGATTTCTCCCTTGATGTCATCCAATCCACAATACACCATACTAGACCACGTCGGGGAACAATACGCCGCAATCGTTGTTAAGGATTACATCACCATGATAAAAACCAGCTTTGAGCATAAATCCACCCAACAGGCCGGTTTCTTTGGTCTCATAAGCTTCGGCAACGCGGTCGCCGACCTGAACAGAGCGAGCAAAGGCAAGACCGTCCTGCTGATCTGCAATAGGATCATCAAAGTGAGCCCACACATGGTTTCCCCAGCAAGGAGTCAACACCGGAGTTTGGCCAATTTTTGCGGTATTCACCCAACCGGAACCCACCACCACTTCACGCACTTCCAGCAATTGAGCAACTCGTTCTTTCGTAGCTACACCGCTCTGACCACTGTTTGCGTTGGCTGCGGAAACAACATCAGGATGTGTGCAAAATGCTTCCCAGCCATCGGCGTTGAATCCAATGATATTCGGGCGGATGCGGGCATTTTTAAGATTCGCACGCAGATATTTCAATGGATGAGACGTGGATGCGGTAAATTTATCGCCAGCCGCAGTAGCATGAACCTGGTTAGGGTTATAATTGGATGCCAATTGAGTTTGCGCAGCGATGCGAATTTCGCGACCAAGCAGCACTTTATCCATGAGTGCAATAAGCTTTCGATTAACGTAATTTGGAAGTCGAGGACCTGCTTCATTAATATCTTCTTGAGGTACAGAGTGTTCCAAACCGAAAGGCTTTGCAAGACCTGCCATATCTTCGCCATTGTAAAAGACTTCATTTGGGCGAGAGCGACGACCGATTTGGGTGTCAGGCACGCTAAAAGCATTTCCAATACTTTGTTTAAACCACTTAAAGTTCAGGTGAGTAGAAAGCGAATCCACAATCGGACTAGCCTTATCTGCAATCATCAGGCCATTTTTATACGCAATCACAAGCCCCGTCTGCTCAGTAGTCACCGCATAAGCATAGGACAGCACGGTGCCAGGGGTTCCACTTCCCAAAAGTTGGGCAAGCGGTTCCGAAAAACCCATGGACACAAAACCATCCGTGCCGCAGGCCATGGATAAACCAGCGAACACCAAGAGCATGAGAACAATAATGTTCTTCATTTTGAAACACTTTTTGAGATACTTTTTCATTTGGTAGCCCTCCTATTAGGTTCCCGATGCAGTGACGGCAACGACGACATCACTCGTGATATTTTCAATCGTGTAAACACCTTCAACAGCAGTCAGTGCAACACCATTTGCGGTGACCGCAGTGATGGTATAACCACTCGCTGGTGTGACCGTGAATGCAGCAGTTCCGCCAGCAGCCACAACGAGAGAAGATCCAGAGACAACAGCCGCAGTAAACCCGGTTCCTGTGGGGAGCGTCACCGTATAATTCGGAAGTGTAGCGAGAGTGCCAAACGAGGAGTTATACAAGACAACATCATTCAAAACGCCACTCTGCTTTGCCTTCCCGAAATAGTTTCCACCAGGGAGACATTTCACAGCCTTGCCATCCGCCCCGGCAGTGAGGAGATCGCCGCGAGTAACGGCTCCGCCAAGCTGGACCATGTGCGGACCGTCTTCAACCACATCCACCCGCGCCGTATCCCCTGTGTCAACTTCAGCAGACACACCGGCAATTGCGTCGGTCGATGCGGTAGCAAGCGCACGCGCTGTGTCGCTTGTCATTTTGGTAACGCGGAATGCAGGAATAACCCCGCTTGCCGTATAGCCGTAGATATTGTTTTTCATGTCATCCCTTTGGAGTGAGGTTTAATTTTTGAGTCGCGGCGAATTCATCGTAAGCTTCCGCAAAATTGAGCTCACGGCCTTTTGATTTTTGTTCAGCAATGAATCCATTCAGTCCGTCTGCAAATTCCCGTGGGGTAAAATCAGAGGCACTACCCTGTGGGTAATTTTCACCAAATGCCACCACTTTCGGCATTGCCTTAAGCATATCGTCGAGTAATACACGAGGAGATACACGGTCGTCCCCTTCGCCAAACATCCCTTCACCATCCACCGGAATAGCCTTGAATGCCTTGAACAAGGATTCCAATGGGGCTCTCTGGGCGGGGAGTAATCGGCCATCTTTGGTGAGACCATTCAGTTTTTCGGAAAATTCAGCGAAAGCGCGAGCGTTTTCGGCAGTAGCGTTCGCAGATTCAAGCTTGGCTACTTTTTCCTCCAACGCCGCGTTCGCGAGCTTCAGGCGTTCGGTCTCCGCAGGATTCCCTTCATCAGGGCCTTTAGGAGAGCGGTTGCCCCCGGCAGTTTCTTCATTGTTTTCTTCTCCAAAATTGGTAACAGTCACCGGTACAGGCTTTTGAGAGTCATCAGAAGAAACCGGTGGCACTTTGGGGAACTGTTTTTCGTCTTTAAGAATTTCAGTAATAGATTCCAGATTCTTCACAGCGTATTCTGGGTACTGTTTGTCAGCGGCTTCAACGCCCTTATCTTCAATCAACGCATCACGCTGATGGCGATACAATTCGCCGAGAGAGGCGATTCGCCAAATGAGCCGTTCAAAAACAGATGCAGGAACGAGCCGATCCCATTCAAAAGGTTGTGCGAAGTAGATCACATTCTCTGGCTTTTCGCCAGCATCGAGCTCCGCAAACATCCCTTCACCAAACGCGAGTTCGGCCATTCCTTTCATTGCAGGAGGATTAGCGCCGAGCGCTCCAAGGTGCCGAATACCTTTCTTTAAATCCCCATAGACCGCGGCGGAAACATATTTCCAACGGCCCTTTTTAACATCTTCAGCAAAATCGGGATTAACCTCATCCACCTTGACCTGCAAGATATCCCCCTGAATACGAGAATCCACAATAGATCCTTCGCGCGGAGAATCCACCTTAGGGTGGCCAGTCACAACAGCGGGTTTAAAACCTGATTTCAACTGTCCTTGAACACCCGTATTTAAGTCTTGCAAATCTTTTTCCGAAAAACTATGTTCCTTACCACTGATGTCGGAAAACTTACCGACTTTGAACGCATCGACCCACGGATTAGCCGGGGTTACAGTCTTGGTTTCGGGGGCATTATTTTTTTTACTCATGCCTCAAAGTTACCCCATCCATAGCGACTAAGCGGATGACAAAGTCACCCTCTTTGTCACACGTTTCCTCTATACATTTGTGTGGAGGTGACTCATGGATCCACAATACCCATCCCCAGATTCCACACAACCCAACCCTAACGAAAATTATTCTGGCTATCAGCCCGGCTATACAGGATATCAAAATCCTACGCCATCAACGATGCCTGTCGGCGAGAGCTTTTGGCTTGCTGCATTCAAGCGCTATGGCATAGGCATTGTCTTTGCCGTGATGCTTGTTGGCTTTTATTTGACTGAGCAGCACAAGTGGGAAGTAATGCTGGAGTCGGATCAAAAAAAGGAAGATGAAAGCAAGTTGTCAGAGCAAAAAAAGTGGGAGCAACTTTTTCAACAATATGTGACTGATGGGCAACGCAGCCTAGAGACTATTCGAGAGTGCTGTTACAACAGCCGTAGTCGAAATGCAGGAGGCTCACAAAATGAGTAAGCAAGATTCAAAACCGCGTGCAAAGGAAATGTATTGCATTCACCACATGAGCCTTGCTGATATCGGCAGGGCTTTAGACGTTAGTACCCGCACCCTGCAAAACTGGAAGAGTGAGGATATGTGGGAGGAAGAACGCACTCGAATCAGTGGATCCGAAGGTGCATTTCATGGGGAGATTTTTAAACTCGGCGAAACCATGGCTCGTCAGATACGCATCGACGAAGAAGCAGGGATAAAAGTATCGCCAGAGCGTTATTCAGCACTGCGCCGCGTAATCGACACCGCCAACAAAGCCAAAGACTACGAAGCCGACGGAAGCGGCAAACCACCAGATAACGGAAAGTCCAAACAGGAAAAACAAGCCGCCGCCATGAAACGCGCAAAGCAGCTCTTCGGAGTACGGGGATGAGTGAATCTTTGATTGACATGTTTTTCCCCTGGCAGATAGATTACCTATCTGATCATTCCAGGGTAAAGATGCTCGAAAAGTCCCGCCGCGTGGGTGGTACTTGGACGCAGTCATTCGAGGACGTATCTGATTGTATCGAAAAAGCAGGGTTAAAAGTTTACTTTTCGTCCGCCGATCTTACCGCCGCTAGTGAATACATCGACTACTGCGCCGATTGGGTGAACAAACTCAATGGTCTCGCAAAACTACTCCCGGATATCGACCAGGGAGATATCGTTGACATTGAATTTGCCGATGAAGACAAAGGCGTAAAATGTCAGATCATTGAATTTTTGAACGGCTCTAAAATCATCGCGCTATCCAGTAACCCAAAAGCCTTCCGCAGTAAAGGCGGAAAAATCGTATGGGATGAAGCGGGCCATCACGAACAGGACGAAAAGATGTGGGCCGCAGCAATGCCTTCCGCGATGTGGGGCTATGATATCCGCATACTGAGCACACACAACGGTAAAAAATGTGTGTTTTACAGGCTCATTGAAAAGGTATTGAAGGGCGAATTAAATTTCTCGCTGCATACAGTCACCATTGTACTTGCTGTAAGTCAAGGCCTAGCCGATAAGATCATGGGGAAAAAGCTCACGCAGAAAGAGCGTGAGGAGTGGATAGAAGAAGAGCATAGTAAATGCCTCTCAGAAGATATTTGGCTACAGGAATACATGTGCCAGGCGCAGGAAGAAGCAAATGCTGTACTCGCCTACAACGCCATCGACAACGCAAGCAAAGCGGGAATTCTCAAAAAATTGTCTGATTGCATGGGGCCTTTCTTTGTAGGCGTAGACGTAGCTAGACGCAGGCATTTAACCGTCATTTACGTGCTCGAAGATGTGGGCACGATATTGACAGTGCGGGCACTCAAAGCCCTGCCACGCATGGATTGGACATCGCAAGAGACTATCCTCTATAAAATTCTGGACAATTCCAAAGTGGTGCGGTGCTGTATCGACCGCACAGGCCTCGGAGACCAATTCACCGAGCGAGCACAAAACTATGGCGGTGCCTGGCGAGTGGAAGGAATCACATTCTCCAACAGTCTCAAAGCTGATCTTGCAATGCGCTTGGAGCGTGAGTTTCAGGATAACACCATCATCATCCCTACAGACACAGGCGTTAAGGTGGCCCTCACCAACGCCAAAAAGAAAGACAAGGAAGAAGTCAAAACAGTAACCCTCGAAAGCATCCAGCGCGAGTCCCTGCATTCTGTCCGCAAAATGACAACCTCCGCAGGCAACAGCCGCTACGATGCCGAAGAAACGGATAAAGGCCATGGTGACTGTTTTTGGGCGCTTGCTCTCGCAGTACACGCCGCCCGCGATCCGGAAAGTGGTTTGCCTTTTGCAGACTCCAGAAATGGGAACGCGGACAAAGAAGATGATTTTTTAAGGCACAAAGACGAATCGTTTTTTGAAACGCCCGATTGGAACAACTTATGAAACTCAAGAGTTTGATTTTAAGACCATTTTAAGGCCCTGTTTTAAAAACACCTCCAAGTATTGGCCGAACATAAAAGAATCGGAATTGAACGGGTTTAAACGGGTTTCTGAAGGTTTACGTAGTATACCGAGGATCACATGAGCAAAAAAACAAAAGAATCGCAAAATACCACCCAAGAAGTCACTGTTTCGATGAACGAAATAGCCACTCGGGATGCCGCGCAATACGTCACCTATTTGGATTACCTCCCCAACCCAGATCCAGTGCTGCGGACACAAGGGCAAAACTACAAGGTATACCGTGATTTTGTCGATGGGCATCTGGATAGCGTTATGCACAAACGCATTTCCGCCGTCACATCCCGTCCGTGGTCGATTGAAGGTAAAGGTGATCCCGCAAAATCAAAGCTCATAGAAGATTGGCTATTCCAAAAAGTCGGCTATCACGATGTCACCGGCCAGATGGTAGGCGGAGCCGTAGGTTATGGAATGCAGGTACACGAAGTCTGTTGGGGATTAGAGAACGGCCTCATTCTCCCAATGGCCATCAAAGACAAGCCTCAAGAGTGGTTCCGGTTTAGTGATCGGGATAACCAGCTCGTCATGCGGCAAAAGGATGGCCGCCCACTGGAACTGTTGCCACGCAAGTTTTTGCTCACCAGACAAGAACCCACGTCTTCCAATCCGTATGGCAAAGCCACACTATCGCGGTGCTTCTGGCCTATTGCATTCAAGAAGGGCGGCCTTAAGTTTTGGATGCTGTGGCTTGAAAAGTTTGGATTTCCCAAAGCCATCGGCAAAGTGCCTGGCGGAACTTCGCAAACCGAACGGGATAAGTTTCTCCGTAACCTCTACGGTCTGATCCGCGACGCGGTAGCGGTGATTCCAAATACCGGCTCAGTGGAACTGCTCGAAACAAAACAAAGTGGAAATGGCGACGGACCTCACGCCGCAATTGTAAAATGGGCTGATGAGGAAATGTCCATCGCGTGGCTTGGTGAAACGCTAAGCACTCAGCAGACCACGTCAGGCGCAAGCCAGGCATTAGGCACAGTCCACAACGAAGTCCGTCAGGATCTGACCATGGATGACGCGACGAGAACCGAGGGGACTTGGAATACGTTGATCCGCTGGATCTGGGAGTTGAATTGGCCTGACGAAAAGAACATCCCGTGGATGAATATACAGCTGCCTGAAGACATGCAGACTGCGCGAGTGGATCGCGACGTAAAGTTGTATAACATGGGAGTACGGTTCAATTCAAACTACTATGTGGACACCTACGGCATTGATGCGAAGTACATTGCAAAAATTATTGTTGATGAGCCTACCTCTGGAACTCCAGCTTCGTTTGCGGAGGCTACTGATAAAGATGAAATGCAAGAAAGTCCAAATGCTATTGCCGATCAGTTCGCAGAGAAATGCTCAGACTCATGTGCAAAAATAAATTTGCTGGGGCCATTAAAAGAGATGATCGACAAAGCAGATACTCTCGAAGAAGTCCGCGATAATCTGTTATCTCTATTTGCTGAAATACCAACGGAGCCAATCGCAAAAGAGATGGAAGAAGCTTTCACTACCGCAGACTTGGCAGGCCGCTATGATATTTTGAAAAAAGCGGGGTTGGTAAAATAGCATGGCAGACATCAAAGTACAGTCAATGGAAAACAAGGAAGCTCTAGAGTTCTTCCGTAATAAGGTTAATTTACCTACTCAAAAATGGGACGACCTTAAAGGAACCATGCATACGAGAGCGTTTACCGTTGCCGGTGCAATGAAGGAAGATTTGCTTTGCGACTTCAAAACATCCATTGAAAAAGCTTTGACTGATGGTAAAACAATTGTTCAATTTCGAAGGGACTTTGATAGAATTGTTGAAAAACACGGGTGGCAATATAACGGAGAACGTAAATGGAGATCTGATTTAATCTACTCTACCAATGTGCATTCTGCATATGCTGAAGCTCGTGAACAACAAATGCACGACAAGGATATGGCTGGTATTTTCACACATGCTCGTTATAGAAGCATGAACGATGGTAGAGACAGACCAGAACACCATCAATGGAACAATACAATATTACCCATGAATGATCCTTGGTGGAATGCGCACACACCTCCCAATGGTTGGGGGTGTCGATGCTGGAAAGAACCTGTATCAATAGCAGAAGCCGAATCAAAAGGGTTATCAGTATCTAAATCAGCACCAACGCCGAGTGGCGACACGAAAGGTATAGATAAAGGCTGGGACTATAACATTGGAGACTCAACAAAAGGAAATGCGTGGGTACAACAATTTGCAACCCAGCAAGAGCGAAAACTTTCTTGGTCAGAGATAACAGATCAAAAGGGACTCTGGTCAACCACTGGGGAATCTATAGATTTGCCACCAATTAAAGATGAAAAATATTTTAACGATAAACGATTATCAAACGAAGCTGAATTCGTTAAGGTTTTATCGAATCAACTAGGTGGAAATATCATTCCTGTTGATATTCAAGGGAATGAAGGATTTTCATATCACGGGGTAGTTGATGTTAAAAGTTTGGTAAATCATTTGGTTTTTAAAAACGGAAAACTAGACATGGATCGATCAAAGTTTTCATCTATGTTTGCAAAAACGATTTTAGATCCAGCGGAAATACGAATGGTATTTCTAGAAAGCGAAAGCAAAAAAACGGCGATACGCAGTGTCTTTTATAATAATTTTACAGATGGAAAAACATCAAAATATGTAGCTGTAGTATTTGATGCACAAAAAGGCCAATTCGCCGCCCACACATCCTATTCAATGCGATCTAAACCAAAGGTTGAGGGAACGTTGATATATCAAAAGAAACATTTAAAAAGGTAGTGGGATGCTCACTATCACAAGCATCCCACAGTCTTGATAGTTCAAACAGCTTGATAGGCCTAACTACCCGACTCTATCAATATAAATCAATTTAACAACGATGTCAATATGCCTTCAAAATACCCTCTAAGTTGTAAAATAGATGATAAAGGCTTCAATGCCTGGCTAAAAGAACGTCGTGATCGTATCAGTAATATGCGCCCCGCAATGATAACACTGGGGGATCTTATCGTTAAAAGCGTTCGGCAGAATTTTGAAGAAAGTGGTAGACCAGATAAATGGGAAAAGTTATCGGACGCAACGACAAATGGATCACTTCGAACGAAGGATTATAAAGCAAACGGTAAATTGCGCGTGGGAGCACAACGAAAAATAGCGAGCAGGAAAATATTAATCGGCCTTGGTATGCGTAGCGGGTTAATGGATAGTATCCATTATGACGCGGATAGTGAGGGAGTATCCATCGGCCCAGATAACCGCCCATATGCCCGAATTCATCAATTAGGCGGGATGGCAGGCCGTGGAAAAAAAATAAAAATACCCGCAAGACCATACCTCATGATGCAAGACGAAGATCTCGAAACAGCAAAAGCCGTAGTCACAAAACACATATTATCAGACTAGAACAAACTCACCTGCCGCTTATCCGTCGATGGCTTAATGTTCATATACCTATAAATAGTCCTTGTGCTCCGCCCTAATCCCACCGCCAACTGATGAACCGGCTTATCAAAATGATCACGCATATACCGCATAGCGGCCTGTTGCGACAGCCCCGAGGGGCATTGTACCCCATTCCCTGCAAACCGTTTCCATATAGCCCGGGCGACATCAATACCGAAACTGCGAGCGATCCATTGCAGATCCTCATTCGGTAAATCATCTATCGTGATCGTATCCCAAGCTGTCGCCATGTGCACTAAAATAAAACATTTTTGCGCAATCGACAATAGAACACATAAATGAACTCAATAGTTCCATGTAAGCACTTCCGTCTTCTTCTTTGACTTTCCACAGACCAAAGAAACCGTCACGTTCATATTGTGAGTCTCTTGGTGCCATTCATGAGCCCTTGTGTAGTCAGTCAAAATCGGAGATGGATAACTACTCAAAAGAAACTTTCCATGAACCTTTGAAAGGGACTTCAATAGGTTTTCAAAATCCATTTCAGAGTATCCATCATAATGTCCACAGTCACTATTAAAATAGGGTGGATCACAATAAAAGAAACTATCAGGAGTATCGCGACTCTCAATAATACGGATAGCATCAGTGCATTCTATTTGTACCTCTTGCAAGCGAATAGCAAGCTCTTCTGAAAACGAATCGCGAGCGTGCTCGATCTTTTTACTAGTGGTACCTCGCTTCTTATCATACCCAAAAGAACCGTCCAGCATAGAAGAAAAGCTCATGTGTGCAAGCACCCACACAGCCCACGCGCGACGGATATCATTGAACATATCGGGATTATTGTAGACAACGGAAGCCTGACGGTGCATAGTACGGCTATGCAGGCTGATTCTGATTTCCTTTTCAAGACTTACAAAATCCCTCTGGACTACTTTATAAAAATTGATCAGCTCCCCATTCACATCATTAATCACTTCAACAGGGCTCGGCTGCTTCGCAAAGAAGATAGCACCGCCGCCAACAAAGGGCTCACAATACAATTGATGCGCTGGAATCTTTTCAAGTATGGTCTTGCAGAGTTTTTGTTTACCACCATAATAGGTGATGGGAGTCTTCAGAGTTGGCTTAATATTTGGCATGGCGCAAAATTTACAAACGCCAAATAAAAAAGGCGGCATCTGCCGTCTATTTTTTTTATTTGTTTCGATTTTCATTCATTAACATTTCAAATTCTTTTTTAGATCGCTCCATAGACTCCATCATTTCGGAATGGAGTCTTCTTTCACGGGCTTCGTCGCTTTCAATAATTCCTTCTTGTTGCAATATTTTGACGGCAATAGGATATTTAGAAGTTGCAGCAATCCATGGCATTCCTGTTATTTCATCGACATTAATGAATGTATCCTTAAAACCAATGGTGTTTTTAGGAACAATCGCAAATCCAACATACCCTCCGGTAATTATATGTACGAAAGAAAGTGATAGAACAACAATGAATAAAAAGATTCCACACACCCACTTAGCCGAAACTTTTTTTTGTAAAAGTCCAGCGCCGCTTTTATCTTGATCTAATAACTCTTTCTTTTTCTTATTAATTGCAGAAAAGACCCATTTATTTTTATTGATTAAAAAGATTGCAATCCCACCAATAACGGTACATAATGCCAATAAATAATATTTTTGATAAATAAAAAGACCTACAAAGCAAGCAAGAGAAAATGCTAATACAACCCAATCCTTATTTGCGCTTTTATTTTTCATTGAATTTGCTCCTTGATGTGAATCAACTATTTGATACTAAATTCATAATTACTACCACCATTTTCCATTAAATAACCCCTGCATAAAGATGCACATGGAGCTTTTTGGGTAATTATTCTATCGTGGTTTTTAGTAAATACGTAACGGCAAGTGTTACCGATTGCAATTGGGTAAATGTCAATCCCGTCAGTTATTTCTAGATACAAAGAAAGAAGACCCCTTTGAGTATCATCATCATACCAGATTGCATCATTAGTGTCTATACGTAAAAGTCGAATTACACCACCATATTTATTAAAGCCAGGACAAGATAACGTAGAAATGGTTTTATACAATGGAAGTACTGACTCTGGACCTGTTGGATCTTTATCACGATTTTCAACCACGCCTTTCATCACACCAATGCCAAATAATCCAAGCACAACAACTATTGATATAAGAACACCCTTATGAGTCATCCCTCTTTTATGCTTTATCATTTCATTGCTCCTTTATTAGTGATTAAATTCCACTTCAATCACATTACCTTGTTTTGCAATTATCCTACAGCTCTCTTGCTCTTCTGACTTGCTTTAAGCAAAGCACGAAGATCCTCTATTTCATTCTTAGTCAAACAGTCTGGTTGTTTTTTTGAAGAAACATCTACATTCGTTGATATTTTTTCAAACCGGATAGTGTAGCCGCAAGTTTGGCATAACTTTTCTGCGACATCAAGTTGAGGACATCTACTCCCATTCAAATAATTAGCAAGAGCCGCTAGTGTAATTCCAGTCTCTTCGGCAACAACTCGTTGCGTTTTTCCAGATTCAGCTATAACTGAACGTAAAAAAGAAAAAAACATAAAAATCCACAAATGTTGAATAAAAACTATTGACAATCCACATTTGTTGATATACATTTGTGGATGTGGTAGTAATAAAACCACCACAAACAGAACAATAGAAAAACACGGAGACCTAATGTCAAATAACCCATTTATTAAGACCACAATTTCGTGGGTACTGGCAGCCCAAGAAGTTTCACGGGTGGCTGGGAAACGCTACGATGCCCAGTACGTAAAGGATGTAGCCCGTGGTTATCGGTTAAACCATCAGCTTGAACCGATCCTCAAGGATCTCGGATTATTGCAGCAGGAGGTAGCCTAATGCCTACGAAATCAACAGCCCTCACCACCCCAAATAACACCAAAGGGCATACCGAAACGGTATGCCCTAATGAAGATATAAAACTTTATTCCCCTGTCGGAAAAAAAGCGTACGCATTTCGCTGTCGGCTATTCAACGGTCAATCCGTTCGCATGCAAACGGATAGCGATGGAACAATCTGGTTTGTCGGCATAGACGTATGTAACATCCTCGGATATAAGAACGCCCCAAGAACTCTTGCTGACCACTGCGGAATTCCCGAAGCGGATCAAACCTCAAACCCCAACCTCAAAAAGATCACAGTAAAAACCGAAGGTGGAAAACAACAACTGCTAGCCATCGACGAAGCTAATCTCTATCGCCTGATTTTGCGTAGCAACAAGCCGGAAGCCAAGGAGTTTGAGCGCTGGGTGGTCGAGGAAGTTTTGCCAGAACTGCGCAAAACAGGGTCTTACAAGGTCACTCGCAAGATTAACTACACGCCGTCGAAAGAAACCGCCGAATCTATCGCCAGCGGACAACTCACACTGTTCCCTCGCATGATAAACTTTGCATTGCCGGAACCTATCGCAAAGGACATGAACCACGCTCTAAAGGAGCTTCAGGATTTAGGTAAGACGTTCCCCACGCACAAGGACTATCTCGCCTACGTTGTCGAGAAAGGCCTTAGTGCCATCACCGCTGAGCTCGCCGTGGATACAGAAAGAAAGTTTAACAACGGCGTAGACGATCAGACTACCGAAGACTCGGATTCCAAACCAAAGTACGAACTGTAAACCATAACATTGGGAGATAATTATGGAAAACACAACTAAAAAAACATGCCGCGTGATGCTAGACCTCGAAACCCTCGGGGCTAATCCAAACGCACTCATCGCCACTGTGGGCGCTTGCGCCATCGTAGATGGCAAACTACGCACATTTTACAACCTGGTAAATATGCAGTCCGCACAAACCGAAGGGTTCCAGATGGATGTATCCACGGTTCTTTGGTGGATCAGTCAGGATGCAGCTGCAAAGTCCGACATTACCAGAACAGAAGACCGGGATCTTCTTATAGATGTGTTATGCAATTTCAATGATTTTATTTCAAGCCTCGGCGAAGATTTAAATCTTGAAATCTGGTCCTGTGGAAGCGACTTTGATACTGTCATCCTCGCGAACGCTTACCGGAAAATATGCGTGCAGCAACCATGGAAGTTCTATCAGACGCGTTGTTACCGCACAATGAAAGAGATGTTCCCCGAGGTCGCAAAACCGCCACGCGAAGGGGCACACAACGCGCTCAATGACGCGATTTTCCAACTAGATCACCTCAATATGATTCTCGCACACATCGAGACACTGAAGGCGTAAGAGGACTTATGGAAAAGCGCATAACAACACAATCCAATGATCCCACGTACCCCAAAAATTGGCATCATTTTGGAAAAATCAATATTCACTACACATGGATCGAGCGCATTGTCCACGCCATTCCTTTCTTTCTAGGTGGGGTGGCATTTAGCTCAATGTGTTTACTGACTGGATATATCATTTATCTGTGGGCCTTTAGCCCATTTGGTGGGTGATTATGCAAAACATAGCCATCCAGAATCTAACACCCCCCCCGGTGAATATCCACATCATTTGGGCCTGTTCCAATCAAGAGAAACAACTCATCTCACATGTGGCCGAAAAGATCATTGTTCTTTTTCAAAAGAACAAATATCCATTTCATTTCGACCTCTTGGACGTAAAAATGTACCTAACCGCATGCCATCTCAATGGGTGTCCTCTGCGGTTAGAAGATATGCTCACATCCAAGGATGAGGACAGTCTGCTTCACGACATCATGGGCATTGCCCGGCACATGGATAAGCACACAGGGACGCTTCAAAACTGTTTTCTTCCACGTTATTCCAAATAGAAGGCATTACATGGCACGCTCTAAAACTGACAAAGTATTGATACCAGGAACGTATTGTGAACTATCCATGGTCAATGGGTCCGAACACATTCAAAAGCTAAAGCTTCCATGGCCAAAGGACATTCCGCGTTGCGAATGTTGCGGCGAAGAAAGTACACTCACCATCAATGGTAGGAACGTCTGCGGCAGTTGTATGAGGGATGGTAGTGCTACACAAATGCTTTGGCAGGGGGAGTGTTCAAAATGAATCCTATATGGATACCCACGATGGAAGTGGCAAGAATCCTCGGATGTTCAGATCGACACGTCCGAAACCGCTTATCCCTTTGGGAGTATAAATGGCGGGAAGAGCAAGGCCGCAAACAACTGGTCATTAATGCGAGATCCTTACCAAAAGAAGCATGTGATCGTTACGTCCTCGAAACCCTCCCGGATCTTGAGGAAGTAAAATCACCCACAATTGTGGAGGATCGAGACGCATTAATACGGGCCGTTGAACGTTCAAATAATCGCAATAAAAGGCACTTTGAAAAATGGTCCATGATCCTACAGTATTCCTCCGACATCACGGGCCGACGAGAGTTAGAGCGCTGGGTAGAGGAATGGAACGCTGAACATCCAGACAAAAAAACAAGTGCGCAATCCATCTATCGACAGCGCGCACTCACACAGGAGTTTGGTTATATGGCTTTAGTCAACGAAAATCGCGTGGCACCCTGCACTGTAAAAGATGTGTGGTTTGATGATTTCAAAAACGCGTACCTCACGCAGAACAAGCTTTCGGTTTTCTCGGCATGGATGATCGCGAAAGGAAAGGCTATTGAAACAGGCGACATCAAGAGCACAGATGTGTTCCCCAGCAAGACAGCGTTTGAACGTCGATTGCACCGGGAAGTATCTCCAGACGTGATTTACTATGCCCGGGAAGGTCAGCACAAGTTCTACAACAACAAAGGATACTATTCCGCTCGTAACTACGATGATGTTCAAGCAGGACAAGTATGGGTTGGTGATACAAGGACTTGGGACGTGTTTGTTAAAGTGCCTGGCTCTGAAGTGCCTAAAACGTGCTACATCACTCTATTTCTGGACATGAAGACATATATGCCCATGGGCTATCAAATGCATGTGGATGCCCCGGGAACCGATAATACACTCCGTGCCATCGCGAATGGCATCGTAAAATATGGACTACCATCAGAAATATTGGTGGACAATGGCCGAGAGTATCGCAATAAAGACTTTTCCGGTCAGTCACGCGGCAACAAGATCTGTGAAGACGAGCAAAAGGCAACCTCTCTCGTGAGCCGCTTAGGGATCAAAATTCATTTTGCGATTGTCCGTAACGCCCGTGCAAAGATTATCGAACGCCAGTTTCTGGTAATCAAAAATGGATTTGATAAGCTTTTCAACTCCTACAAAGGCGGCTCTGTAGCGGAGAAGCCCGAGAACCTGAAGGCTGTATTAAAACGCGGTGACTATCTAGAGTGGGATGAGTTCAAGAGCTTCGCGGACGAGTACCTGACGAATATTTTTCCATCCTTGCCATGTGATGGAAAAATTCATCAGGGAAAGTCCCGAGGGGCTCTTTGGAATGAACTCATTATGCAGCGAGACTCAATGCCACGCGTTACACAAGAAACCCTCGCAATGCTTACGAGTCGTACGGTGGCTGGCACGCTTGGGAAACGCGGTTTCCACATCGCAGAATTGGATACATGGTATTGGGCTGAATGGATGCCTGTGCATAAAGGTAAAAGCGTTACGCTTCGTTATGACCCCGCCGACATGCGTATTGCGTGGTGCTATGGACAAGATGGGGTATTGCTGGGAGAATGCCGCATCATCGAATCCATTGGGGCCATGGTGCGGAATGATGACGCTATTGGCAAAACACAAATTGCGGAAGGTGTGCAACGTCGCCGTCGGGAAGAGAAGATAATGAAGGAACTCGTGCCAGGCATGACAAGGAACCAAGCGAGAGAATCCATCACAGCCCTCACTTATGCTGTTGGTGGGCCTCACGAGCTCTTAATACCCGAAGGCCCAATACAACTCACGAGCCACGATTCGGACGCCTCAGCACTCAAAGCAGACGCTAAAGTAGGATCACCCTCGATCATCTCTTTATTGTCCGAAGATACCAAAGAAGAGAGAAAACATTTCGACATCTTTGGCGATGACGACACCTTAGAACTTCAAAATCACGGATAACACACAACCACGGAGAACACAATGGAACAAGAACAAACCCCGATGGACAAGACCATCAAAAAACTCACCGATTTCATGAAGGCTACCGGATTTTCACAGAATCGAGTGGCAAATGGATCAGGAATCAGTTCAGCAACACTTTCTGGATGGATTAAAGGTACATATCCAGGCGACACAGATTCAATCACCGAAAAGGTGGAAGATTACCTTCGAGTGGAAATCAGTCGCCAAGCATTAGTGAATGGCAAGGCCCCGGTAAAAACGCGCTGTTTTGTGACGGCTACGAAGTTTTTGGAAATGGTCCAGACACATCGAGTCATGGGCGTATTCACGGGAGACGCGGGTGTAGGAAAAACTACAGTACTTAAATCCTTTGTGGGTTATCACTCATCCGTAATATTCATTGAAGCGGATCACGGATACACTGCAAGTGTATTGTTTCGCGAGCTCTGCTCCAGCTTAAATCTGGACCCACGCGGGACCCTACATGATTTATTAAACCGGGTGGTTAATAAGCTTGAGGATTCAGGCCGTATGATAATCATCGACGAAGCGGAACACCTGCCGTATCGCGCGCTGGAATTAATCCGTCGGGTATATGACAAGGCTGGCGTGGGTATCGCGTTGGTAGGTATGTCTCGGCTGGAACGGAACATCAAAGGCGACCCAACGCATTATGCACAATTAAATAGTCGAGTATCACTACCATGTCGCGCACAAAACCTCTCGGACGCTGATGTAAAGCTGATAATGGATAGTGCATTCAATACAAACACAGATAAAGACATGGTTACTCTGTGTGCAAAACTATGTCACCGCAATGCTCGATTGCTCGAAACGATTATTCGTTGGAGTGGCGTTTTAATGTCGAAGTACAAAGAAACCACACTCAATAGTGACATTATCACATCCGCGTCAGATATGCTATCGGTTGCGGCATAGGGGGGTGGTATGACAATAACTAAAAAACAATGTTTGATGTGGGCACTCATTGCGAGAATGAATGGGATGATCCAAGAGAATCAAGTTTCACTAATGCATGGAAACACAGAGATTTATAGTCAACATTATTTTGAAGAGATTGCTAATCAACTCAAGGTGTTGTCTGATGAGCCGGAGGAACCCTAATGGCTCAGATGACTGTTGTTGAGGAAAAGGTGCGTAAATCGGATCTTGCTCAAATACATTCGCTGGCTCACTTATTGCATTTGAATGATGAAGTATATCGTGATATGCTCTACGATTTATTTGGAGTACGCAGTAGCGCAACTCTGAAAAGAGCCCAACGGTATACCCTCATCCAGACAATGCGCGGTAAATTAGGCCCCACTCTACAACGACACATAGATCTATCCAAACGCCACGAAACAAAGGCCACACCAGCACAATTGCGAGCCATTGAGGCCATGTGGTCAGTGGTTAGCCGGGCGGAAACACCCGAAATGAAGAAAGTCGCCTTGGATTCATTCTGTGAAACCCTCGTAGGAGTTCGATTTCTTCGGTGGATAGATAAAGATGACGCTAAAAAACTCATAAGGGCTATCGAGGCCATGGGAGCCCAGAAGCCGGAAGATTACAACAAACAACACAACACAATGGAGGCCTCTCATGGCTAAACTGGATAAGGATGGAAATTGGATCGACGCGAGGGGCCAAATTGTACCCCCGGAGTATGTCAAACCACTTGACAAAAAGCGCGATGCCTTGGTGGTGAGGCAGTTTAAAAAGTTGCTCCGCCTGGAACAGCAAATTATCAACACAAAAGATGAATTAATCATTGGCGTGAGTGATTATTTGAAAGAACTATCCAAAGAAAAACGAGTGAAAGAGAATTGGAAAGGCAATATCTACCTCGATTCGTTTGATGGTTCCATGCGTATTGAACGCAGCATCGACGACGTTATTGGTTTTAACGAACAATTACAACTCGTTATAACACTCATCAATAAATGGATTTCTGAAAGGCTTGGTGGAGTCGACGAAAATCTTGCAAAGGTTATCAATGGGGCCTTTCAGGTCAATAAAAAAGGCCAGATCAATACCGCCTTACTGATGCGACTTTTTCAGTATGACATTGATTATCCGGAATGGAAGCGGGCTATGAAACTTTTACGGGAAAGTATCGACGTAAAAGCAACCAAACAGTATTATGCATTTTCACTCAAAGATGTTAATGGAAAAACTCGCAGCCTTTGCCTCAGTTTCAATTCCGCCGAATTACCGGATCAAAAAACAGTAACTCAGGAGGAGGGCCAATGAGTATTTTGCAACATCTCGACCCACGTATCTTCCCCACAATCCTCATTGTTCTGGACTTTGCCGCCGCCGCAGTATGGGGGGGGGCACGGTGATTTGCGCAAGGTTATCTACTGGGCCGCCGCCGGGATCTTAAGCATTACAGTCACTTGGTGACTGTAACACCGCAACCATCTCTATGCGGTATAAAAGTACTGAGGTTGACGCCATGGAATAGTAATGGTAGTACCAGTCCCTGTATAAAGGCTTCCGGTTGCCTATGTAAACCGGATGGGACATTTTTCAATAACACGGAGAAATAGAGATGAAAACAATAACAGAAGAAACAAAAGAAAGCATCAAAATAGACCTTATTTTGCGTGAAGTAAAGAATGAATTGTATTTGGCAGAAAAAAAATTTCCACAGTTCCCGAAAGACTTTATTCATCAATGTGCCATTATGGCAGAGGAAGCTGGAGAGGCTGTCAGAGCAGCTAACCAAGCTCAATGGGATAATGGTAGTCTCCAAGATCTACGAAATGAATATTTACAAACCGCAGCAATGTGCGTCCGAGCTATTAATGCCCTAGGCACCTTGGAATATGTATTAATTCATGTTGACGAAAAAAATTTGGATAGGTTAAAGGAGGATTAAAATGACGCTAGAACAAGCCACTCAAATAGAAAGTAGCCAACACCAGCTATTTAGTCAACTCCAACATGAAGAAGCGATGGTAGCACTTGGGATTGAAAACGACTACAAACTATTTTCAATACTAAAACCACAATTATTCAAAGTTAATGACCATTGGCAATGTTTATATGGCCCTGAAGGACTAAAGCATTTTAAAGAACAAATTCGAGGCACTGGAAACACGCCCCGGGATGCTGTAGTTGATTGGAATAATAAGTGGAATAAAACCAAAATCATTGAAGAAAATAAAATCGAAGTTCCAAAAATAGAGTTGAATATAAAAAACATTCGTTATTGTCCAGACTGCGGTTTCTGCTTAGATTCCCTTTTAGAAAGGGACCATTGTCCACATTGTAAGTTTGATTTCACAAATAAATTCACTCACATTTTTACAACAATAACCTGTGACGATAAAGAGGAGGTAGCAGATGCAACCTATTAAATTTTTAAAAAATCACAAGGAAAATATGCCTATTTTCGGCGTTATTATTTTTCTTATGACAATGATATTAATTTCGTTTTTTTTAGAATCGCGATATCTATATCAAAAATCGACACTTACCACATCAACCACTCAAATCCATCAAAAATCAGACAGCACCGCTATCATTCTTAGGGATTCGATTGCCATCCTGCACGACAGTATTTGGGTACTTCTCAAATCAAACAGAGGCAGGGCCACCTACAGGCGCATAATAGCCTCTAAAGACTCTTCCGGGGCCTCAAAAATAGAGGTCATAGAAACGTCCATAGACACATCCAGATCCACCAGTGAGACTAAAGCGTCACATAGGGATACCATCTATATTCAAAGTGCATCAAACACTCACAATACTCAAATAAAAGACTCAACTGGAAGCTTTATTGAAAAATCAAAAGTTTCTCAAAATCAAGACCATTTCCAGATATCTGTATTTGGTGGCGGGCTATCAGATGTTGATCTCACACCCTCCCCTGTTCTAACAGTAGGAGCGTCTGCACGGTTCTCGTGGCATATACTATACACAGAAGCCGTTATTAAAACAAATCCGCTATCCATTCATGATAACATAACCACTAGCTTAGTGGCTGGTGTATCACTTAAATTTTAGAGGTATCTGTTATGAACTACGATCCGGTATCAATCAGAAATATCAATGGCGCTCATCCAGCCATTCGCAGTAGCCTACTCATGACCTATCAGGATGCCGTTAAATACCTATTAAACGCGTCTAATGGAAGGCTATCCCTTAGGATGTACCGAGTGCTAGCAACATTTACAGAACAAGCATATTTATACGCGCAAGGTCGTACAAGACCTGGTCGGATCGCAACATGGGCAAAAGCAGGAGAAAGCTTTCATAATTATGGAATGGCGGCGGATGGGTGCCTGCTATTTGATTGTGACGGTAATGGATCGTTTGAAACTGCCGTCTGGGATACAAAATTCAATTTTACAAAAGACCCTCTACCAGATTGGATGGAAGTCATTCGGATATTTCAAGGACACAGCTGGCAGGCTGGATATTATTTTCAGAACAGAAAATGTGATCCTCCACATTTTCAAATGCCCCTAGGCTATTCATGGCAAGAGCTACTCCGGCTTCACAATCAAGGCCGCGTGGACGCGGCGGGCTACGTCATTCTTTAAGGAAGTAAAAAATGACTATAAAATACTTACAAGATCTATTAAAGGAACTTATTGAAAAAGGTGATTTGAATGAAAATGATGAGATTATGATAGTTGGATCAGGTGATAAATTATCCGGTCATTTATCTGGTGTTGTATTTCCAAGAACTCAATTCAAAAAAGATCAAGACTCAAAAGGTCTTTTTTGTATTGGATTCCTTGACAGGAAAACAAACGATCCTATAACCTTTGATAAAATGGATGGTTAATATGATACTCACCTTTAGTCGACAGTCTTTTGTACATTCGATCATTTTTGGTAGAAAAATACACACAATCCGAGAAGATAAAACAAATCGTTGGAAAGTAGGGATGAAAATCCATTTTTGGAGTGGAAACCCTAGAAACGTAAAAAAACATCCTTATCAATTTGGATTAGGTATGGTTAAAGAAGTATTGCCTATTGAAATATATCCAAGTCAAAATATGGTTAAAATTAACCGAAATTCTATCGAAAGTACAATAACTGAAATAAAACTATTAAATAGATTAGCTATTAATGACGGCTTTCTGGGTTGGGAAGACATGAAAAAATGGTTTAAATTTGATTTTAAAGGAAAGATTATTATTTGGAACAACGGTGGGCTGAGGTAATTCATGCGTATTGGAAAAATCACAATCTTAAATAGGAATAATGAAGAAATACCCCCAATATTTACGAATGAAAATATTGAAAAAGAAATTCATTCTCACCTAGATATTATGTCATTTGAATTACAATTAAAACCAGATAGTAAATTAGATAAAGTCATTGAAAAATTTCATAAAAAACCAATTCCATTCAATTTTACAATGAAAACGAAAGAAGTTATTACAATGACCTACTTCGCTAAATTAAAGCGATCAAATGATTATGAAAAAATTTGGGAACTAACTGCTGATCCTATGGGACATTATCAATGTCGAGTGCCATTACCACCGAGCCCTTGTTTAATTACAAAACACATAGATATTTAATCCCCATTCAAAAGACCTAAAACAGGCCTTTTTTTTGTCTCATTTCATGAAAAATTAGATAAAACTGTTCCGCATAAAATTTCCGCATGATTTATTCATTCATTTTTTCAATAAGCCATTAATTTTTAAAATTTCAAATAAAACAACATTTTAGAATAAAAAAAGTGTCTCATGAACGGTGTAAAATAAATTTGAGGCTCTGAACTATTCCGCAATATTTGCGCAAAACGTGCAATTTTATGAAAGTTTGATTTTGCACCTGAATAAGACGCGAAAGCCCATATATATCTAGGCTTCCCAACGATAGCCATCCCACATTTTCCGTCTTATTCTTTCCGCTCTGGCATAGTGGGAGGTTCCTTATAAGCCTTTTCTCGGTCCTGAGAGGCACAAAAAAATCCTTCGAATAAATCCAAAGTGCGACCTGTCAATGACATTACGACTCAAAAGAGTTTCAAAAGGGCCTCTTTAAAAATTGTTTGGCGATCATGGAATTGAGAGATGGCTGTTGTAAAAGCTGAAGTACAACGGTAAAGCTTACTTTGCTACTGTTGAGGCTCAGTCACAGAATGAAGTTCTCTATGGCTGATATGTCACGTTGTTCCCTTACTGGGCTGACCCGCACGTTCGCTCGGCGAAGCTTGAGAACAGGCTTCTAGTCATAGAAAAAGAATTTTTAGAGGTATCCAAATGGAAGATATAAAGAAATTAGCTCACACGAGCTGGAATGTTTGTTCCAATATGTTTCCATGACACTCGTCTGTAACATGGTAAGCAAAAATATGTCTGGACCATGTCCTCAGGCTTCTTTGTCAAGTTTTGTCGGTTTTCTAAAAGGGAAGAAAGGCCTACTTTTGTATGAACTATTTCCCGAACTGAAATTGAAATACCGTAATAGGAAATTTTGGTGTCGGGGATAAATCGAGAGTACTGCTGACTATGGTGGGCAGACCATTAAGAACTGCCCGTGTATATATGAAAAACCCACC